ATATCGAAGCGAAGGAAAAAGAAATAACAGAATTACAAACCAAGCTTGCAAAGTTAGAAGCATCAAAAGAAGCCTCTAACGGGAATGATCCAAACCCAGAGAATGAAGCTAAAAAGCCTCAGCCTCACGAATTGGACGGTTACGCAGCACGCATAAAATCTAAATACAATGGCTAGTGTATTAACACCGGACTTTAACATTGCGTACAGCGGTACGCATTTCCTTCAGCAGATGTTCTATCAGCCTGAAGAGAGAAATTGGGGTTTTGGAATTTATAACGTTCACGGTAACGTTAAATACGAAAAAACTCTTTACTTCCCACAGTCTTTAAGAAAGATTTGGAGAACCTATACAACTTGTGGCTTTAGTGCTACGGGAGGGGTTACAACTATTACTGATAAACAGTTAGTGGTTAGTAAAATCAAATCAAACTTAGAGCAATGTGCGCATGAGTTTGACGATACTGTTTTTGTTGAGACCTTAAAAGAGGGTAATAATATAGATGATTTATCAGGAACTATTCTTGAAAATATCATTTTTACTCAGATTCGCAAGGCTACCGCTTCGGATATGCATCGTATTGTATGGTTTGCAGATTCAGCAAGTGCAAACGCGGATTACAACCAGTTCGATGGTTGGTTTAAGCTTTTCGAAAATAACGCTGCCGCTATTCAAGCTACAGGAAACTTCTACGATACAACCGCTTCAATCGCTGGTGCAGAAACCGCAGGAGTTCTTAACGCGGATGGTGCTTACACTATCTTAGACACAATGTTTGATTCAATGAATCCTGTTTTGGCGAACACGCCTAACATGACTATGGATTCAGGCGTAACAGGTGGTAAAGCGTTCTACGTAACACGTAAGATTTATAACAACCTTCTTAAAACTTACGAACAAAGTGTTGGCTCTAACGATTTAGGTTTAAATCGATTAATGGGTGGACCGGGTTCTATGGATACTTTAGCATTTAGAGGTATTCCGGTAATCGTAGTTCCTGAGTGGGATGTTAACCTAGCTGATACTGATAACCCAGTAAACGGGGTATTCGGAGTTAATACGGTTGTACTTACAATTTCTGATAACTTAGTTATTGGAACAGACGTTAACGATTCTAACACCGACACTACTGAGTTCAGAGTTAGAAATCTTGACGACGACAGCGAAACAATGAAAATCATTCAGAAAATGAAACTTGGAACGCAATACTTGCACGAAGAGTTTGTTTCTGTAGCAAAATAAAATAACATGAGTTTAACAAGTGACTTAATTATCGAATGTAACAAACAAGCGAGGGCATCGCTAGGTAATGTCTACTTAGCTTGCGCGTGTGAAATTGACAGTTTCACAGCTAGTTTAACAGATCACTCGTTTACTGGTGTTGCTACTGCGGTAGGTTTTGCAGGTTGGGCCAAATATGAGTTCGAACCGCAAAAGAAATCAATTGAGGGAGAGGGTGTAAACGAAGACGGAACACCAACTTTTACCTATAAAGTTATGGGTAAACTGAAAGCTCCTGATAAGGATTCAATGTTTGTCCTACAGGAATTACTTAATCAAAGACGTGTAACAGCAATTGTTGAAACAGCTAACAAGCGTACTACAGACAAAATTGCTTTTACTTTTGGTTGGGATAATATCCAAGAAGGAGACGCCGCAGGGGTTCCAAATGTAACGGAGTGGAAGATCGAAGAAGAATTAGACGGGGATTACTCCGCTATGGTTGAGATCACCGCTAAACACGCGGAGCTTACGAGAGAGTTTGTCGGGTCCATTACGCTGTTGGATTCATCAACAGTTGATTTTGGAGGCTAAGGGTGTGCTAACCCAAGGAGGGGCTTCGGCCCCTCTATATTTATTGATGTATGTACGAAATAAACAAAAAGTACTTGGGGTTTGTCCTAATGGGACACAAAACAGTAAAACTAGCTGAAGATACCCCACAAAAAGAGCTAAGATTGCTTTATGAACGAGGATTTAAAAAATACATCTCATTCAAAAAAGTCAAAGATACTAGCAACGACGACGACGGTAGTAAGGACAAAGCCCGATCCGGGAAAGGACTTAGGGACGACTCCAAGCGAAAGAGGCAGTCTTAAGTGGGTTCCGTATTACGACAAAACCAACGCCTACCCCAACGACTTAGCTTTTCGGATTCGACGCACAGCAACCTTAAGCGCGATTATCAACTCGAAGCGCAACTATACAAAAGGTTCAGGCTTTCTTTATTTCCAAAACGACGACATTGATCCTATTGCGTTTAGTGATTTGGATGATAAAACGAGGGAATACTTAAAGGAAGTAAACAACGAATTTCAAAGCTTCCACGACATCTATAGCGATGCTGCTTTATCTTACATTTCCTCTGGTAATGCATATATTTTATGTGTTAAAAAAACGGTAGGAAATCAAGAGTTTACAGCTTTCTTTTGCCTCGATTACACAGAAATGCGTGTAAGTTGGGATGGAAATAAATTTTACCGTAGTGCTTTCTGGGAAAAAATCGGTACAAACCCAAGTCCAGCGGAAAACTATAAGGTAATCGAGTACGAAGCATGGAACGGGGAAGTAGATACTAGCCAAGAAAAATTTATAATTCATCTCAAGCGAAAAGAACCGGGCTTCCAACATTACGGTGTGCCGGATTTCTTATCTGTTCTCAAGGACGCGGATATAGAATACAAAGTTGATATTTTCAACTTAGATCGTTTGACAAATGGATTTTTTCCTAGTGCGCACATTGCGATGTATGGCGAACCGCCGGAAGGAAAAACACCGAAAGAACATTTAACCGACGTTGTTAACCATTACACGGACGAAGGAAACGGCTCTAAGATTTACGCGGAAATGCTTGATAGCCCAGAGGCTAAAACTGAGATACACGAGTTTAGCACCCATAAAGATGGTGAATTTCTTAAGCTTGAAGAAAGCGCGTATAAGGGACAAGTTCGCGGTTTGAGGTGGTTTCCTGCCCTTTCTGGTATTGAAACTTCTGGTAAACTAGGGTCTAACCAAGAGTTAATTAATCAACATAAGATAGTTATGGAAAGTATGATTATTCCAGACTATCAAATGCCTTTGAATAAGATTTTCAACAAATGTCTCGAAATAGCAGGTATTAACTATCAAATTAAGCCTATAAATCGCAGTCCTGTAGGTATTGACGATAAACTCGAGCCTAAGTTTTTAATGGAAGCCAATGAGCAACGCAAAGAGCTAGGGCTAGAACCAAAGGAAAAACTAGATGAAAGGTATTTGTTTGCTTATAGTACAAATGACACCCTACAACCGATTGAAACAATAGATAAAATTTTACTAAAAGATGTTAACGGAAATAATAACGCCAGCGGAAGTGATTAGTTTATCACTGTCGGAGGGAGCTTTTGATCCGGCATTGATAGAACTTGATATAATTGTTGCTCAACGAAAATACATTCGACCTTTTTTAGGGGAAAATTTCTATGATGAAATTGTAGATCAGGTTGAAAACTCAACCCTTACCCCTGACAATGAGGAGCTTTTAGACGACTATTTAAAATCGGCTTTAGCGTATTTTATTATTGATTCGGCATGGGCGCGCATTGCGGTTAATATATCTTCTAAGGGAATTGTAAAAAACACCTCAGAAACAACTACGCCAGCCAACGCCAATGAATCACATTTAATTCGAAACTCATACAGAACAAAAGCCGATGATTGGTTAAATGAAGCTGAGTATTTCATTGGAAAACAAAAAGAAAACGATAATACTAAATACCCATTGTTTCGCCAAGACTGCGCGACTAGCGATAGATCAGTACGAAATACGGGGCCAATACTTTATTAAATGTTACCATTAACAAAACTGCATTCTCAAAACGGCGCAGAGGCGCAAATTGGAGCAGGAACCCTAACTGGAAAGTATTTTGCTATAATGAAAGGATCGGGGGCGGTTATTACTTCGGCTTTAGATCAAAATGGGGTTGCATTGGACTCTGATGTTATTACCTTTATAAATACTGATTATCCTGAAGGAGTTTACTATTACCAACCTCTTTCTGAGATAGTTGTTTCCACAGGTAATTTATTAGCTCTAAACGACTAATGGGGTTAGGATTAGGAAACGGGTTAGGTATTTCTTCTAACGTTGGGACTGCGCCAGCACCACCGCCACCAACTAAGGAGTATTGCGACGATTTTATCGGCACTACTCCTGATGGGTTAAAGTGGGATATTCAAAACCCTGACGGAGTGTTAAATCAAAACGGAGCGTTAATTATAACAAACAACCACCCTTTTCCGGCTATTCAATTGAACGCCAATTATTGGGATTCTGAATTAGCTCCTACAACTAACACTTTAGCCGCGAGATGTAATTTTAATTGGAATAATCCAAATACTTTTAACGCGAATTGTTTTTTCTCATTTTACTTGGATAGTAATAATTTTGCGGGGTTATCTTCTTTAAATTGGTCTAACGGAAATAATGTAGCTGTTATAACAAGAGAGGCCGGGTTTACTTCAATTTACAATTTATCCACTTCTAAAGGGAACGACTTTTTACAGGTATTAGATTCATCTGGACAGTTTACCTTGTATCTCTCAAGTGGTGGTAATTGGAGTCAAATATTTACAGTTTCTACGACTTTAACAGGTTCTAAAGTGTTAAGAATTACCAATGCCGATAACAACTCATTAAACGGAGCGGATATAGGTAAGATCGATAAATTTGAATTATTTACTTTGAATTCCGCTGAACTTCCAGCAACAACATTCTCATGTCCCTAATGTATAAAGATATTTATAAAAATTCCGATGGCCTTCTGTGCGTACAAATAGAAG